TTAGTATTTCATCTACCTGTGCATTGTAGAGTTCATCTATTACGTCCATCTGCTGATAATGGAATCTTTCACTGAATCCGTGGTGTTTGAGTGTGTTGTTGAATGCGTTTTCTATGAATTTGCATTCTCCTTCAAATGTGGTTTTCCAGTCTTTCTTCTGACTGTCTCCACTACCACTACCAAGGTTAGCTGTTTCGATTTTACCATATATCTGTGGTGGTATTCCATAGAGTCTTACTATTGCATCTTCTGCATAATTAAGCAGGTTAAGATATGCCATATCCTGATTTTGATATGATGTTTTTTGTACAGTTGCATTCTTTAATGCTAGGATTCTGCGTTTCTTACTATTACGGTCATTATATAACCTGTCAAGTTCTGCCTGCATATTCCTGCTACTGACCTGCTCACCAAAACTTATGATGAGGTTTGGATCAAGTCCATCATTAGCAAGAATATTATTATTATACGTCAAGCTATTCTGATACAATGCTATGAGATTAGCAGCACGATTAATCTTACTAATTCCCCATGGTAGCATTTCCTGTTCAATATTAGGTTCACGTATATGTATCAGGTCATCAGATTCATACTCTACATCTGGCTGCTCGAGTAAACTATAGCATTCAGTTTCATTATTCCATACAATCTGATTATTATGAATATACCTGAAACCATTAAGGATGTTATAGTCATTATCTGTGCTGATTTCAAAGAAACAATCTCCCATATTACCATAGCTATCCCACATTAGACTTGTAATGTCTGCCCATGTAGTATTACTATTGAATCCGTTGGGTTCGTTGAATAATCTGAGCAGGTATTCTCTGGTAGGTATGGTGTCTTGTTCCTGTGTATCACTATCAATATTAAAGTCACAGGCTAATGCTGTATTCTTGAATACCTTGTTGCATCGGTATATTACAGGACATTTGATTGCCTGATAGTATATCTGGAGGTCTGTCTGGTTGGTTATTGGATGATGTGTGTAGAGTGGTATGTTGTCATATTTTGTGTTGTCTTGTCTGAGTGTTGGTAGGTGTTGTGTGATTGTTTGTATTGTTTTGTCTAGTATGTTCATCTTTTCTTCTTTGCCTCCATTGTTGTTGTTTTTACATTATTGTTGTGTGGGGGTTATGTTCCGTTGATTATTCTTGTTTCATGTAAAAATGAGGCTTCTATGATTATAGGATATTAATGTTTAACTTATTATAACTTATTACTTATAAGTAGAATTTGGGATGTGGATATAGGGGTAAGATGATTGTATAAAAAAAGAAAATCTTAAGGGAGAATTTAATTCCCTTATTGATGCAATGAAAAATAAGGAAACAAGAAAGAAAAATAGATAGTGTCCATTCCCTTTACTTGTCTTTCTACCCTATTTTCATTTATAGAAGCATCACAATGAAAAAAACAAAGAAATAAATCACAGAGTTATTTATTGATACCCCACCCTAACCCTTACAATGCTTGAACATTGTACACCCATAAAAACTCAAACCCTGTGAAGTTGCCATATATCTAAGCACTAATGCCTGCACCATACAAATTCATCATAATAGGTGCACGGATACTATCACAGAAGTGGTCATCAACCTTATGAGGTTTATCCTCACCTCTTAATGCTGCTCTACTATCCCATTCATAACTTTCTATGCAGTCTATTGTCCTCTGACATCTAACATGTACATGCAGATAATTCTTATAGATAAGGTCACTGATTACTCCTATGCATTCAAGTGTATTAGGTTTGTATTTCTGTATTGTCATCTTGATTCTTTTGTTCTCTATTAGTTCTGTTTCAAAACTAGTAGCGTCATGACTTGGATAGAAGTATGTTTCTTCATCAAGCTGATATTGTTCCTGTTGGTCTGCTATCATTTCTACTATTCGACTGTTGGTGAGGTTGATTCCTGTTTGTTCTGCATTATGTCCTCCTTCATCGAAGATATAATATTCTGTGTGGTCATCATAGTGTTTGATTCCGATGAAATCCCAGCAGGTTGTACTTGATGCTCCATAGTCACTTCCTACTTCTACATAGTCATACCAGTCGATTGGCTTATCTTCATCATAGAGATTATTGTCATCAAAGTGTCCATAGATTGCTCCTTGTCCTGATACCCATAATCCATCAATGTATCGTTTATAGAATAAGCTATCCTTTGGGTATGATGCTTTCAGGTTGTCAACATAATCCTGTGTTAGTGTCTGATTATCTTCTAATGTGAATGTCCATACACGACATTTACCCTCTTTCTTAAGATGTTCATTCTGGATATATTCCGTATATAAGTAATGGTTAGGATTTGCAGGGTTGCAGGTAATGAATATCATACTATCAGGTAGACTGTTACGGCTTAGTATCATCTTGAAACCATCCTCTGTAATAACAGTACCTTCATCTATTAATGCACCACCAAAGGTTGACCCTTGTATCTTTTCATCATCACCCTTCTTACCTACTCCAAAAAGACAGATAGTATTATTGAGGTAATAGATTTCATTAAGGTATCTGTTATGTTCTGCATGAATACCAAGACTGTTAAGCATCTTCATGAATGGCCGTACAACATTTCTTTCCAAGGTGGAGAGGGTCTTGCCTATGATCATGAAGTCATGATTAGGACTTTGCAGTGTGAATTCTATAAACCTAGTTAATGCTACTATGGTCTTTCCACTACGGATACTGCCTACTGCTATATTTATCCAGTAGGTACTATTGTATAGATAGTTATGTGCTACTGGTCCGAAGGGTTGCCATTTGAATTGGTTTACCTCATTTATTGTCATATTCGTTTCTTCCTTCCTTGAGTATTTGGATGAATTGTTTTGCTCCTACAGGTATGTCTTCTGTATTGTATCTGTCTGGGTCTATGTTTTCTTTGGCACTTCTTAGTACATCATATGTGTCTTTGTTACTTGCTTTGGTTTGGTCTTGATAGTTATGTGTGCTTGTTGTTATGTTCTGGTATTGTTTATCGGTTAGAGGTTGGCCTTTATCTATCATCTTTATTGCATTGTCTATGTCATGTTCCGCTAATCTTTGTAGTTTTTCTGATAGTTGATGGTCTTTAGATTGTCTGTTTAATCTTGATTGAAAATCATTTTGTATGATTTCTATCTTTTGTGAGTCTAATACATCATAGCATTCATCTAGGTATGCTTGGAGTCTTGTTTGATGATAGTATTTGTAACTCCATCTTTCTACTGTGTCAAATGGTTGTTTGGCATTTTCTGCTAGTTGTCTGTTAGTCCATGATGGGTGGAGACATCTTATTCTGAATGTCTTATATGCTATTGGTGATTCGTGGAGGTCTTTTGTATAGATTGGTTTTTGCCATTGTGTTGTTATGTCTTCCATACATATTGCCTCCGTCATTCTCCGTCAGTTTTGATAGGTTTATATAGGTTGGATTATATATCTTTTATTATTTTTTCTTCTTTTTTCTTTTCTTCTTCTATTTTTTAGGTGGTGACTTGTACTGTGCCATTATAGGTGCCGATGATTTCACCAGTGCTTTGTAGGTTTATGTTAGGTTTTTGTGGTAGGTGGCTTTTTTGGTGATTGTTTGTATTGTGTTTTGGTTTTGGTCTTTGTGTGTGAGTGTGATTGTTATTTTATCATTGTCTTGTAGATTTTGGTTGCTCATTATTGTTTGGCCGTCGTATCCTATATCTCCAGTGGGTGTTGTGTTGTTGATTTGTAGGTCTGCTTCTATTGTTTCGTTAGTGTTTTCGTTGAGGTGTAAGGCATTTCCTCTTCGTGTGTTGAATCCTAATTCTTGTATTGTTGTGTTTTCATCTGTTGACAGGTTTGTGATTATTACCTCTATTCCATTGTTTGCGTAGTTTGTTGTGCTGGCTTGTAGTGTTATTTTGTATTCAGTGTTGTCTATGATGAGGTTATCGTTAGTTACTACTGCCCCCCCCCCATTGAGGACGATTTGACCATTTTCTACACTAATACTATCTGTGATAGTGTATTCTTTATTTGTCTCGTTGTTTTTGATGGTTACACTAATAGGGATAGGTGTGTCATTATATGTTGTACTGAAAGAAATATTAATGTTTATACCACTACTATAAACAGTACTGTTATTTACTGACACTGCATTATCATTAACTTCCACTGATACAACACTAATCAATTCTCTTAATCTGGTTAGTACTATATCATCACTTCCAGGATATAATCCAATCTTAATCGAACCTCCACCAATTGTATTGCCATTAACTCCTCCACCAAATTCTGTGATGCTTAGTTCTGCTAGGTTAATATCATACACGGATAATATGTCCGGATTAATCATTGCTTCTAGTTCTGCTATTCTAGCCTGTAACTCTGTACAATCACCACTAGGCATATCCTCACTTGGTTCTAATCCAGACTCATAAATTCGATAAGCAAGGGCAAGGAACAAATTCACATCACCCGCAACATTCAAATTCTCCAACTCAACAGGTAACTCCTTAGTATCAGAAGATATATCCAAACTGTACTCCACCACATCACCAGCCAATGTAGTACAAGACACGGAGAGCGTACCATCAGCTAATGTTACCTCGTCAATACAGAAGTTGAAGATTGTAGCGGTGTCTCTTGTTATTTTGTGTTTGATTGTGTTGTTGTTTATGATTCCTTTTGTTGTTTTGATTTTCATTGTTTATCATCTTCTCCTTTTTCTTCTTCTTTTTTGGTTGTTTTCTTGGTTGTTTTCTTTGTGGTTTTCTTGGTGTTCTTTTTACTTGTTTTCTTGGTGTTTTTCTTGGTTTTCTTTTCTTCTTTCGGACCATCAGTAACAAGTAATTCTGCCATTATCCCGATTACTGTAGGCAAGTCATTTATGGATATGGTTTCTATCTTCTTACCTGTCTGTATGGTTGCCTTATCATCTTGTATGCTTAATATACAAGTATTAATAATATTCTTATTTCCTAAGCCTTCTATTATTATTTGTTTTGCTTTCACATCATTAATATAAGTATGTCCTTCCTTCTCTATACTTACCGTTTCATTATATTCCATATTCTATTTCCTCCATTGCTTGTATTCATTCAGTAATACTTGTAATCCAATATATAATGCAAATAAGGATACAAGTATTAACATAATCCAAAACAACACATGTATCACCGTAATAATAATAATTGCACAATACTGAATGCGGCTGCAAATAATGCACTGACTGCTGCTCCACCGACTGCAAAGAGTATCTTCTGTACTACATCAATACGATGATTAGCAGCTTCAATTCTTGTAATGTTCTTGTTTGCTGCGTCTTTTAGTTTTTCTATGCAGTGTTGGTTTTGTTCTAGTGTGTTGATTCGTTGTTGTACCTTTGCCATTGCTTCACTGGTCTTGTTTTGTCCTAGTTGTAGTGTTTGTAGTGTTTTCATGACATCGGTATTGTATCTTCTTTGTTCTTGTTCTAGGTTGTTTAATCCTTTTTCTAGTTTGTTTTCTAGTTGTGTGAGTCTGTAGTCTATGAATTTGTAGTCATTGATTGCAACTGTATCATTCTTGGTGGTACTGTTTTGTGTGATTGTGTTGGTGTCATTCTTGTTTTTCGTGTTGCACATCCTCCCCCTCCCCTTGTAGGTCAAGTAGGTCTTCGAGGTTATTTGCATCATCCAATAGGACTTCTGTGTTATGTTCATCTAGTGTCTTGCCTGCTAGGAATCCGATGAGTCCTGTTACTACACTACTAGGAATTGCTATTAATGCTGTTATGATTGCAAGTTCTATCTGTGGCATTAGTATTAGT